TGCGGAGGAACTAGGTCAACTATTCTGTGACTCACTAGCCAAGGCTGGTAAGTTGTTAAGCTTCCGATGCCCACTCGACGGTGAGTATAGTATTGGTAAAACCTGGAAGGACACACACTAATCATTATGAAGAAAATATACATAGACGGCGACATGCTTCTTTACCGTGCTGCCTTTGCAGCCGAGAAGGAGATACGATGGGACGACGACATCTTCACAGTCCACTCTGACTTCAGTGACCTCAAGGATTCCTACATCATGGTGACTGATTGTATCTGTTAGATACTTGACGCCTACGAAGACAACGGTGATGAGATAACAATGGTGTTCTCGGATCGCTATACGTTTCGCCATGAGATCAACCTACTTTACAAAGCCCACCGCCGGGACAAGCGATCACCCTTGGGCATCAATGACCTTCGTGAGTGGGCCTGTGATGAGTGGACTTCTCTCCGGGTAGACCGCTTGGAAGCCGACGATGTCCTAGGTATCATTGGTAGCCGTGACCCTGATGGTTCGGTTATTGTTAGTGGAGACAAGGACTTCGCGACTGTGCCTTGCACTTGGTATAACTTCCTTAAGGACGACCTACGAAAGATAACAAAAGAGGAGGCCGACTTCCAACACCTAGTGCAAACCCTTGCTGGTGACGCAACCGATGGATACTTTGGTGTGCCACGGGTGGGCCTAAAGACAGCCGAAAAGATCCTTAACAAGGACGGAGTGGAATGGCAGACTGTTGTTAACACCTACGAGAAAGCTGGGATGACCGAGGAGGATGCCCTACTCAATGCCCGGATGGCCTTCATCCTTAGAGACGGATACTACAACAACGAAACAAAGGAGATAAAGCTATGGACCCCAACACAATAACAATCGAAGGCACCGCCGAGGAGCGCAAACAGATCCCATTGTATCGTGGGTTGATGTGTTATTTTCCCCACGCCTTGGTGGAAGTAGCCAAGCAAAGTTACAAAGGTAACATCCAACACCACCCCGAAGATGAGATATGGTGGGACAGAAGTAAGTCCAAAGATGAGCTTGATGCCTTGCTCCGACACATGCTTGAAGGGGATTGGGGGGCTGTCGCTTGGCGGGCTTTGGCTCACCTTGAACGTGACTGTCTAGCTAATAAGGACCATAATAGGAAAGTCCAACATGAGTGATTACATTCCTAGCATACCAGATGACCTTATAAAGTTCTTGGACGAACGCGTGCCAAGCAAAGATTTCTCCCCTAGCGATTCGCTTCGGGAGATTGATTTTTATATGGGGAAGCGAGAACTTGTTAACTTTCTAAAAACCCTTCATGAAGACCAGTTAGAGAACCAATTCCTTACCCCCGAATAACCCATGTGCATGTCTGTCAAGACCCCCAAGCCCCCGGAGCCTCCCGCATCTCCGCCACCTCCAACAGCAGTAGCTGAAACAGTTCAACAACCGGAGCAAGCAAGCCCGATGAAAAAGAAAAGACGTGGTGCTGCATCTCTTGTGCGGCGTAGGCCAACTATGGGTGGCTTAGGAGTCGGATCTAGCACTGGCGTTAACACCTCTAACTACTAAAAAAACGATATGCCAAACTTTAGCACAGACATAACAATCGCCAACTCCAACCTAAGCGGTGGTGCTGGTGCCTTTGATTCAACAACCACACCCGCAGTCAACACAGGGACCGGAACACCAAGTGGCTTCTTTGTAGCCGGGACATTCGACGGAGCCACCGTCAGCCTTGAGCAAAAGATCGGGACCACTCATGTTGCCTTAGGTGACGACACGACTCTTACTGGTAACGGTGGTGGATTGTTCACTACTCCCTTGTCAGACATCCGCGTAAATGTTACAGGTGCCGGTAGCTCCTTCAGTGTGAAGGTTGTTATCAAACCAATCTATCTATAGAGAATATGTCGAAGAAGAAGGACAGCTTTAATCCTTGGCTGAGTAGGCCCGCTATTAACAGGAGTGTTACAATTCCGTTCACTACGTCGCTTACACATCGCTTAAGCAGTTTAGGTGAGTTTCACCCCAACGAGCTTGACCCCTTCCTTCTTTTTGACGCTCGGGATTCCATGATTGGAACCCTAGAGAACCCAACGCTAGACCTCGATCCCTCTAAGCCGGATACGCTTAATGTTATCACAGCGACCCGCGCAGGCGTCGCCACGTTCACTGATGTCAACGGTCTCATAGCGTCTGCCCCAGCGAACACGGTGCGCGTTGACCACGTTGATGGAGTGCCGATGATTCTGGTGGAGCCGAGCGCGACGAACTTGCTG